CTCTTTGCCGGGAGCTACAAGCCTTGCTTTAACTCCGCAAAAGGGACTTGTGTATGATGTAAAAATATCTTGGCTTGGTGGTGATACAAAGTATTGGCTTGGTGGTGATTTGGATATTATTGATACGGTGACTTCATGAGTACAAACAATGTAGTCATTACGGCGCTTCCAGAGGTGGTCCGAGTTTCGGTTGGTGCTACGATCAACTCAGGCGCGGCTGTTTACATCTGGAATGAAACGCCGACCGGCACTATCAACGGCTCGAATGCGACTTTCACATCATTGCAAAACTTTGTCCCAAACTCTTTGCAAGTCTTCATAAATGGAATGCTGCAAGTGCTTACAAACGATTATACGACAAGCGGCTCAACGACAATAACTCTTAATGTTTCGCCTGTCGTTGGTGATGTTATTAGAATACATTACAAATTAGGATAATACGATGGCTGAAACTACAATAGCAGGCCGCCAGATACGCGATGGAGCTATAACCAATAGCAAGGTCGCTGCAGGCGCTGCAATAGATTCGAGTAAATTAGCGGACGGCGCAAACTTTCTCAAGAAGGATGGGAGCGTAGCGTTTACGGGTGCTCAGTCAATGGGTAACAACAAGCTTACTACCCTTGCGACTCCGACTGACTCAGGCGATGCTGCAACTAAGGGCTATGTAGATACGCAAATATCTGGATTACCAAGCGCTTACAAGTATCGAACTGTAAAAGCGGCTACAACTGCAAATATCAATTTAAGCAATCCCGGTACTGATACTTTCGATGTCGTAACTTTAACAAGTGGCGATAAGCTTTTAGTCAAAGACCAAAGCACCCAAAGCCAAAACGGTATCTATGTTTTCAACGGATCTTCAAGCGCTTTGACTCGTGCAACTGATTCGGACGCATGGGACGAGCTTGTAGGTTCTCTTGTCTATGTCGATCAAGGTTCTACTCAAGGTGAATATAGATTCTACTGCACTTCAAATTCAGGCGGTACGCTTGGTTCTACAGCGGTTGTATATGTACGTGATTTAAGCGGTACTTTGACTAATAGCAACTTCGTATTTGAAGTCACTCCGAGCGGAACTATAGATGGCTCGAATACGGCCTTTACTTTACCTGACACTCCGACTGCAGGGACTCAAAGGCTCTATCTAAATGGTCAGCGACTCAAGAGCGGCGCGGGTAATGATTACACGATTTCGACGAATACAATCACGATGGCTACGGCTCCAATTAGCGGAGATATTCTTCTTTGCGATTACATGAAGTGATAAGAGATGCCAACAACAAAACTAAATAATGCTCAATTACCCGATGCCATTGCAAGCAAGACAATCGGGACTAGCAATACAATCAATACGAATCTTGAGAAGCTATCCATTGCAGGCGGGTCTAATGGTCAAGTATTATCCACTAATGGTAGTGGTACTTTGTCTTGGACTACGGCAAGCGGCGGCGGTGTAACTGACGGAGACAAAGGCGATATTACCGTCTCTGGTTCGGGCTCTACTTGGACTGTAGATAATGACGCGGTCACTTATGCAAAAATACAAAACGTATCAGCGGCTTCAAAACTTTTGGGCCGTGGTGACTCAGGTTCAGGCGATGTGCAAGAGATTACACTCGGCACGGGCCTCACGATGACGGGCACGACTTTGGCTGCGAGTGGTGGTGGTGGTTTAGATACTCCAAAATTTGTAGTTACAAAAACAGCAGATGAAACAGTTACAAATAGCACAAGCACACAGGCCGATGACGATTTGCTTCAATCTTTAGATGCCAATAAACTTTATAGGTTTCAATTTAGACTTTTGTTGTCAAGGACAAATACTACTACATCGGTAGGAATTAGAATAAGAGTAGATGGAACGCCAGGTGGAAGCTCAGACCAAGCTGGAAAATATTATGCAATGCCTCCGTTCGGATTTGGCAATGCCACTACTGATGAATCTTCAAGTACTACTTTTGGAGCAACGCCCGGAAATTGCAATGTCAATGGTGCTGCTATATTCGATATTACAGGAACTTTAAGACTAACTACATCCCATACTTTAAAACTTGAATGGGCACAAGCTACCGCTACTTCAGGTAATGGTACAGTCGTCAGGAAAGGTAGTCAATTAGTTGTATGGGAAATAGGAGCTATATGATACTAACATTATACAAAAAAACTGAAGCCATAAATACCCCAGAACTTGCTTGGGACGCTCAAGGCAATGCGATTGAATTCGGCGCTTCGTTCCCTGTAATGCTATGGAAATTTCGTGATGAGAACGGCAATCTTTGGAATACTGAAACTGCAATCGATGGAACGGAAGAGGAAGCCGCGAGTATCATTTTAGGTGCTAATCAGTGAGTCAATACAGACCGCGCTTAAACGATCAAGAATACGCTGCTATCCTAAACTATAGACAAGGCAAGCGATTTGATCCAGATGCAATCCAAGTGGAAGAGCCGAGCAGAGTTCCTGAATGGCTTAACACGATGGACGATGGACGCGAGGAAGTTTTACCGACGCTTCGCATCCAGGGCAAGACGGCGGTCTTCAGTGATATTCACTTAGGCATTCATGACAAAGCGGCGCTTATTGCAGCGATTCAATATGCTAAACAGGATAGAGTAGAAAACATCATTCTCAATGGCGATATACTTGACGCGGCGCAAATATCTGGACATCCTAAGACGCATGATACGCCAAAGTTTCTGAATGAATTAGAACTTACCAAGCAGTTTCTCGAAGGCCTAAGGTCCGAGTTCAAAGAGCAAACAATCTACTTTAAGCTCGGCAATCATGAGGATAGATTACAGCGGTATTTAATGGCAAAAGCCGACGCGGTTGCAGAGCTTGTGCATTACAGACAATTGCTAAAACTTGATGAACTCGGAATACGCTTTGTCGAATCTACGCAATTTATGAAACTTGAGAATACATACATAGTCCACGGTCACGAGATGAAAGTATCAGGCGGTGTTAACCCCGCCCGCGCTTTGATTCTCAAAGCGGCGGCGAATGTCGTAATGGGTCATGTGCATCGTACTTCTTTTGCATCTATCAAGAGCTTGGACGGTAAGTTCTACAAGGCATATACGACGGGCTGTTTGTGCAAGTTAAAACAGAACTATATGCCACACTCAAATAGCAATCACGGTTTTGCAATCATTCAAGAGAATGGTATGGTGGATAATCTCTTTATCGAGAATGGAGTAGTGCACTGAGATTCAATGATGTGCTTAATGCGATGATGATAGTTGCAGTCTTGCTTATTATTGGCTTTGTTTCGGGGCTTCACATAGGCAAGACAAGCCAAAAGAGAGTAACTGATACAATTACTCAAGTGCAACTTATTGAACGCCCTGTAACGATTAGAGACTCAGTACATACGAAGTCAGTCATGGTACGAAATCGCGATACGGTTTATTTCCTAGATCGCCCCGTTGAAATCCCTTGCGGAGATACTGCATTTGTAGCTCAAAGCGACTCGGTAATAACTGCAACTCGCGATACAATCAATATGGCTTTTGCCTATGCAAATCGCAAGGGGCACTTCTCACTTGTTTACCGCCCGCGCCCTGACTCAATTAAGGTAATTACTTTACCGACTGAAGTTCGTACGGAAAGCAACTGGGGATGGGTCGTAGGTGCTCTTGGTGTTGGATTAGGTTTGGGAGTTTATTATGGCAGGCGCTGATAATCTCAAAGGACATAGCTTCAGAGACAAGCCCGAGCGTATCAATCGAAATGGTAGGCCAAAGGGTTCGATAACCTATGTCAAAGACCTTGCAATGATGGCGGCGCAAGAGCTATCAAAGCCCGGCAAAACAAAGGAAACAGTAGCGGCTGAAATTATCGATATGCTGATTCATAAAAAGATCTTGCTAAAAGAAGATATAACAGCCATGAAACTACTAATGGAGTTACTGACTCACTTGAATAATCAAGTAGCAGAGAAAGGCAAAATGATAATTGAGTGGGGTTCGCAAAATGGACACAGTGATACGGATAAAACCGCATGACAAACAGCTTGAGATACTTCGGAATCGGAAGCGCTTTAATGTTGTTCGGTGCGGCCGTCGCTTTGGCAAGTCTTATCTGGCTTTTGCTTTGGCCCTTGAGAAAATGCTGGAAATTGATGGGTCGTATGTTCTCTACACCGCGCCCTCATATACCGAACTCTCAGGAAGAGAAACCGAAGCCCAAAATTTCTTTGCACCGCTTGGCGCAACTTACAAACAAGGCCAGATTAAACTAGGCCGTAGTACATTGGTTTTGCAAGGTATTTACCGGGCGGACGGTCTTCGCGGTAATAAGTTTCATAGGTTTATTGGTGATGAGTGGGCGCACTGCTCAAACGCCGAAGACGACTGGAATTTTGTCATAAGCCCGATGCTTGCAGATTATGAAGGTGATGCGTTTTTCTTTTCAACTCCGAAAGGGAAAAACCACTTTTGGCAGCTTGACCAAATGTCAGAGACTATGCAAGATTGGCAGTCGTTTCACTACTCGACCTATGACGGCGGTCAAATCAAATTGAGTGAAATTGATAGACAAAAGGAAATGCTACCGAGCTTGGTCTTTGCGCAAGAGTTTCTTGCAGAATATGTCGATAGATCGGCTGCTAAGATTAAGAGAGAATGGCTACGGACCACAAACGGTCAAGAATGCACGGCTTATTATATCGGAGTTGATCTTGCAATATCACAAAAGGAAACAGCCGATTATACGGCAATCGTTGTAATAGGCACGACAAAAGATGGTGAGGTAGTTGTAGTTGAGGCCGATCACTTTAGAGCGCAATTCCAAGAGATAGGACGCAAGATCATGTCAGCCGAGCAACGATGGAACGCAAGAGTCGTAGCAGTGGAATCAAATCAGGCGCAAGCTTGGATGGTGCAAGAGCTGAAAAGAAATACTAAGATGAATGTAGTCGGAGTGAGAGCGGATAGAGACAAGGTGATTCGCTTTCAGCCTGTAGAGGCACGATATGAGCAAGGCCTTGTCTATCATGTCCCTCATATCAATCCAGAATTTACCGAGGAGCTGCTAAGTTTTACAGGCACTCCGCAAGACAAGCATGATGACTTTATTGACGCGTTGGGTTATGCCTTCAACGCTATTCGCAAAACTCCACAGATATATGTATGAGTCTACTTGACCAACTTAGAGATAGAATCGCGGCTGCAGTTGCACCGCGAAGAAACGACAGACCGTATATTCGGTCGGGTGGCTCTCGTAATATCGGTGCGACTCAAGTCGGTAATGAGTTAAGCGCCTCGCTTCGAGGGACGGTCTTTGCTTGTTTGCAGCATCGAGCGAATGCTTTGAGCGGTATCAAATTCGATGCATACAAAGAGCAAAACTGGGAAAAAGAAGAACTCGGACGCGGTCACTGGACTAACGAATTACTCTCAAATCCGAATCCCTACTTCACACGCTCTCAAGTCTTTGGCTATATTGAAAACTGGCTTAGTATAAATGGCAATGCGTTTATATGGACTCCGACAAATGGCTATCGCGTGCCCTTGCAAATGTGGGTATTAAACCCTACAAGAATGCGAGTCATTAAAGGGGAAAACAACTTCATTGATGGCTATGTATATCAATCAGCGCAAGAGGGCAATATAGCAATCCCTGAAAAGGAGATTATTCACCTTGCAAAGCTCCACCCCGCCGCGCGTCCTGAAGAAATAATCGGAATGAATATCTTTGGCGTTGGTCTTGTTTCAGCCGCTTTGGAATATGCGAATATAGACCGCGAAGTTAGTGCTTATCTTGCGCGTCTCTTTGCGAATAATACAGTCCCGCCGCTTATTGCAAAGTTCCCCGAAAGGTTCGACCAAGACGAATGGCAAAAGCTAAAAAGCGCATGGAATGAGGAACTACCAGACTACAAGCTCCGAGCTTTGCTTGGAGGTGGTATGCAATTAGAACTCCCGCCAAAAGGTGAGCTTGCAGTTAGTTATGACGCGGTAAGCCGAGATACACGCGCTCAAATCGCTCAAGTCTTCGGCGTGCCTCCTGGAATGCTTGATGGATCATTCCAAAACCGAGCGACTGCAGAGGTTCAGTTTGCAATTTTTAGACAAAACACGATAGACCCCGAAGCTTTGTACATTGCTGAAGAGTTTACTCGCCATTTTAGACGATGGGAAGAGGATGTTTTAATTGATGCTCAGCCGTATGAATATGCAGACCCCGATGCTGATATGAGACAAGAAGAGTTCGAGCTTAAATGGGGAATCAAGACAATCAACGATGCAAGAGGCGAGCGCGGATATGACCCGATACCGAATGGAGATACGCCGCTTATTGCTAATGGTTTTGTCCCGCTTCAAAGCGCCGTTAACCCCGCTCCCGTGCCCGTGGTGGCTCGAAAACTCTTAACAAGGGCAAATCCTAAGCTCCCTATCGTTACAGCCGATGCAAAGGACTTGTTCTGGAGAAACTTTGACGGGATAACTGAAGCGAATGCAGGTAGCCTCGAGAATGTAGTTGAGATGATCATAGCTCAAATCAAAGAGCAAGTTTTTCAGCTTGCAGATGACGGCGTGTTAACTCTTGCAACTGTAGATGTTTCGCCCGAAGAACTTGCAAAGTATGATGCAATCATAGCAGAGGCCGCAAATCAAGTAGCTACCGAACTCTATGCGACTCTTGCAATCGAAGGCGGCGTTCCTCCAACTGCAGAGGTTATTGCACTTGTCGAAGAGTCAAGCGCTCAAATCCGAGATTCTATCGGAGTTATCAAGCAAGAAGTCCAAGCGACTTTAACTGCAAATGCTGGTAAGGATAAAGACGAATTATTTAAGATACTAACAAGCAAGTTCGACTCACTGCAAACAAGCAGAGCGCGTGCAATCGCAAATACGACAAGCGCAAATGTGACAAGCGGAATGCAATACGCCGTGTACAAAGATGAAGGCTTCAAAATGGTATGGCTAACTCAACGCGATAACCGCGTAAGACCAGCACACGCCGCCATGGAAGGCTCGACTCAAGGCGCGGATGGATATTTTACGGTAGTGACTGAAGTCAAAGATAAAGAAGGCAATATCATTGAAGTCAAAACCGAAAAAGCAAAGCGCCCTCTTGGCTCTGGTCTAAGCGCTTCAAATGCAGTCAACTGCAGATGCCAATTATTCCCAGTGGAAATGTAATTAAAATAGAGGTTTTAATATGAATTTAATAACACGCGAGCTGAACCTGCAAGTCAGGGACGGCTACGAATACGAAAAAGAGGAAGGCTACGAAGAGAAAGAGAATGATATCTATACTTTCGTAGTTTCAACTCCCGAAGTAGACCGCTATGGGACTATCATAGTTCCAAGCGGAATAGACTATCAAGCATATCTAAATAATCCCATAGTCTTAGCTCAACATGACTCAGACAAGTGGCCTATCGGACGCTGTTTGGGTTTTGCAATGAATGGCGAAAACTTGGAAGCCACAATTCAAATTGAGTGTATTACTGAAGAAGGCAAGAAACTCAATAAGTTAATCAATGCAGGTTTTGTGAAGGCCGTATCAGTTGGTATCATTCCAAACGAATACGAAGAGCAAACAATCGACGGCCAAAAGGTGACTGTTTACACAAAATCCGAGCTTGTAGAATTTAGCGTCGTTTCAGTCCCTGCAAATCGCCAAGCACTGCTTAAGAAATCAATCAAGACTTTACTCCAAGATTCAATTCAAAAATACAAAAAGGAAAGTAGAATGTTAACCCCAGAGATCGAAGCCAAGATCAAAGACGAGCTCTTGCCTGCAATCAAAGAAGCGTTTGTCAATGAGGTAATCAATCTCGGTTTCTCACCTGAAGAAGCCGAAGCATCAGTCAACGCTTTTATTACTGCAGGCGCTCCTCCTATGCTAGCAGTTTTGCAAGGCGAAGTAGAGCCCGAAGTAGCTGAAGAACCAGCCGCCGCCGAGCCCCCAGTCGAAGTGGTAGCCGAGTCCATCGAGGCTAGTTTCGAGGTTCCTGAAACTCGCGTAGGAAAGAAAATCGCAGCTTCAACACAAGCGCAAATCAATGAAGGTATGGATATGATTCAAAACGGTTACAAGATTATCAAATCTGCAGTAGCCGGCGAAGCAGGCCGTTCAATCACTTTGAATATGCCGAAGAAACTCAATACAGACGAATTACTCAATTTAATCTAAGGATATTGCATAATGGAAAACATTATCGTAACAAAAGACCAACTGAAAGAAGTTGTTGACCGCAAAGTAGCAGATCAACTTCGTACACAAAAGCCAACTAATAACAATGGCTTCGTATCAATTAAAGCAGATCATGATGCACGCCGCGATCAAGCTCGCGTCGTTGCTGATTACATTCTTGCAGTTCACAAAGGACGCGATGGCGTTGCAGATGAAATCGCACGCAAAGCAAATGAGAAGTATCTCACAAGAGCAAACTTTAATACAGGTACATCATCACAAGGTGGTGCTGCAGTTCCTCAGTTTTGGGTAGAAGAGATCATGTCTTTTGCAGATCAGTACGGATATGCAAGAGCACTCGCAAAGATCTATCCAATGCGCGGAAAGACAGAGAACCTCGTATCAAGCGGCGCGTTTACAGGAGCGGTGGTTGCTGAAGGTTCTGGTTTGACTTTGACTGACTCAGCGAACTTCTTTACAGCGACTGCAATGACAGCTCGCAAAGTAGTTGCTGGTGCTATCGTTTCTGAAGAGCAACTTCAAGATGCTACTCCTGCATTCTTGGATTATGTCGTAAATGGTTTGGGCCGCGCTCTTGCTGAAACAGAAGACAAGCAGTTCTTCAATGGCGATGGTAATGCCCCTAACTTTACAGGCCTTTTGAACGCCGCTTCAACTACAGTTGTTCGACAAGGTGGTGCAAATAACTCTGGTAAGGATACATTCGGCGAAATCTCATGGACTGACCTTTGGAACTTGCGCCTCGGTGTAAATTCTGGCGTTGGTGCAAATGGTGTATTCGTAGTGCCTCAGTCAGTATTCGGATTCTTGATGAAAGAAACAGCAGGCTCACGCCCTGTTTATGATCAAGTACGTCCTATCGAAATTACATCCATTGGCTTAACAGCTCTTGCAGGTAATTCATACTTTACACCTACAGGCCGTCCGATGCATGTCGTACCAGATGCACTCTTCCCAACATCAGCGGCTAATACAGCATCTGCAGTATATTGTGACTTTAACCAGTTTACAGTAATGGGTATCCGCGAGGATGTAACAGTTAACGAATACAAAGAGTATTTCGGCGCGACTGGTTTGGGTGGTACTCATCAAAAAGGTATCGAAGTTGTCGAGCGCGTTGCTTTTGCATTCCCTGCTCCATCAGCGATCGGTGTTCTCAAAACTTCAACAACCTAATTAGGTGATTTATGCTCGTAGATGTAATTCTAATCGAGCCGTATAAAGGCGTATCGGCAGGGTATGAGACTTCTCTCCCTGCCGAGATTGCCGAGGCTCTTATTAAACAAGGCAAGGCGAAGGATGCAAAGCCCGCGCCGAAAGTAGAAACAAAGAAAACAGGTAAATAACCATGCCATATACAAGCGCAAATCCGAGGGCGTTTAATGCTCTCATGACCTTTCTTAATTTGGAAGTTAATGGCGATCC